AGGTGAGCAAGGACATTGCTCATCTTCCAGATTGTATTGATTACTACTATACTCAACTCGATGAAGCAAGAGGTGAGGTTAAGATCTACGGTGTTGTAGAAAAAGCCTCATCCTCTTTGCCTGGTATTGTTGAGCAACGGTTTAATCAACTCCAAGAAATTGAAGGTATCCTAGAATATTTGAATATCGAACTTCGCAGGATTCGTTCTAAGACGTTCCGCAAATATTTAGAAAGTTATCAACGTGCTCTTAGTTCGAGAGACGTGGAAAAATATGTAGAAGGCGATGCTGACGTAGTTGATATGGAAAAAATTATCAACGAATTTGCCTTACTACGAAATCAATGGTTGGGCATCATTAAAGGCCTTGACATCAAGCAATGGCAAATCAGTAACATTATCAAATTGCGTACCGCAGGTATGGAAGATATACAGATTTAAGGAAATTATGTTCTTAGAAGACATCATTCAAGCATCAACGCTGTTGCCTAATCTCTATCTGAGAGATGCTAATATGCTAGGCAGTTTTAATTCTCAAATTTGGATGGGTAAGGGGCTGACTCAAAAACAAATTGATGCGGCCGTGAAATTGTTGAGAAAATACTCAGCAACTTTGAGTCTAAAATTAATGGTGGATGTAAAACCTCACCTTGACTCACCCGCAATGAAACTGGGTGTGAGACAAATGGTACCACAGGCAAAGAAAATCACATACATTGCTGATGGCATTAAGCGATTTGTTGTAAGTTTCCCTTATGATGAAGAAATAGTGAAAAAAATGAGGTCTTTTAATGAAAAAAATAAGGCCGATGCTTGTGAATGGGACCCAGAATCCAAGGAGTGGAAAGTTCCGCTAACTGAAAGAGCAGTTTTGTTTTTAAAAGATGTACTATGTCCAGCCGGTTTTAAGGCATGTGAAAAAACTAGTGAATTTTTTGGTCAAATTGACGAAATTTTGGTCAATTTTGAGGAGTATGTGCCCCAACTGGTTCAGAAAGATGGTAATTTTTATTTTAAAAACACACACCCTTCGATACCGCAACCAGAAGGTATGACATTTTTGGAAACCTTATACCATGCTAAACGCTATGGCATTACCACTTGGGATGAAGGTATTGAAGAAAACCTAAAAAATGGAGATTTTTCCATTTTTACCAAAAAATTCCTAAATCCCAAGACTGACGATGATCTTAAGTTTAATGGGGATGAATACTCTATTGAAATTTTTGACGAGTTGATTGATCAGATAACCCCATGCCTTGTGGTCATTCCTCCTGGATTAGAAATTCAAAACCTACGAACATGGTGGAAGTACCTAAATACCAAAAATTTCACAAAAAATCAGATTTCTGTGATGTTTAGGACAGACAATGGAAATGATAGAGTGTTTAACGAAATGGTCAAGGATCAAGGGTTGAACAGTCCGATCACCGAAGACACTAAATTTGTGTTTGTTAGCCATAAACTTCCTAAGCCAATTGTAAAAAGTGGTATTGAGTTTAAGGCGGTGATTAATTTGGGTACAATTCCCGGAGTTCATTACTCATTACAAAGTTATCTTGCTGACTTTCCTGATCAAGTCATGTATTATAGTAAAAAGAAATCACAGGACTATGTCAGTTAATTGTAAAATTATCATTAAGGATGAGGTCAACGTCAAGATTGAAGGTCTTGACTTAGATACTCGTAAATCATTGGTTAAAAAATTCAAATATTTTGACCAAAAAGCCCGGTATCTTCCCGCCTACAAACTAGGACGATGGGATGGTTGTACTTCATTCTTCGGTCTTGGTGGAACCACATACATGAGTATGCTTCCCCAGGTTATTGAAGAACTAATCAGTCAAGGCTATGATCCACTGGTAGAAGATCTCAGGGTTCCGTTGGCCTTAAATTTCACCAGAATTTCCGAAGATTTTTGGGGTGATCAAACATGGCCTATAGGACATCGATTTGCCGGTGAGAAGATTAGACTCCGTGATGACCAGGTAGAAGTTGTCAACAAGTTCCTTGAGAACCCGCAATGTATTCAAGAGATTGCTACTGGCTTTGGCAAGACCATTACCACCGCAACTTTGAGTAAAATCTGTGAAAAATATGGTCGAACAATAACCATTGTTCCTAACAAGAGTTTAGTTGAACAAACGGAAGAAGACTTTATTAATTGCCAATTAGACGTCGGTGTGTACTACGGCGATAGAAAAGACCTTGGCAAAACACATACTATTTGTACTTGGCAAAGTCTCAATATTTTAGAGAAAAAATCTCATGATGACGACAGTGCGTTAGACCTTGCCACATTTTTAGATGGAGTCAATTGTGTTATGGTTGATGAAGTACATATGGCCAAGGCCGATGTCTTGAAGAAACTTTTAACCAATTATATGGCAGGTGCTCCTATTCGTTGGGGACTAACTGGTACTGTACCAAAAGAGGATATTGACTTCCAAAATATCAAGGCAGGATTAGGGGAAGTTGTACACACAGTCAAAGCACATGAACTACAAGAAAAAGGTGTGTTGAGCAATTGTCACGTAAACATTTTACAAACCGCTGAATGGAAAGAATTTAAATCATATCCCGAAGAATTAAAATATCTTGTTACAGACGAAACAAGAATGAAGTATATTAGCGGTCTTGTTAAGACAATTTCCGAAGGTGGAAATACACTGGTACTGGTTGACAGAATAGAATCAGGACGTATAATATGTAGTAACATTGAGGATAGTGTGTTTATTTCCGGCGAAGTCAAAACTAAAGACAGAAAAGAGGAATACGATGAAGTGGCAACTAGTACTGGCAAGATTATTGTGGCGACTTACGGTGTGGCCGCTGTGGGTATTAATATCCCCCGTATTTTTAATCTGGTTCTTCTTGAGCCCGGAAAGAGCTTTGTCAGGGTTATACAAAGTATTGGGCGAGGCATTAGAAAAGCAGACGACAAAGACTTCGTCCAGATTTGGGATATGACCGCGACTACAAAATATGCTAAGAAACACCTCACTGAAAGAAAGAAATTCTATAAGGAAGCCAAGTATCCATTTGATGTGGAGAAAGTAAAATACTAAATGCAAATATTAACGCTAGAAAACAAGACTTATTATCTAAATGACTTACCAGAGGAGTTAGAAGAAGACATGCGATTCAGCGTGTTTGATAATAGTGATCCTAACAATCCTGACTACTTTTATATTCCTCTTATCTTTTTGGAAAGTTTTACAGCACCAGCCGCTGTATTAAAGATTGGTCCATATACTCTTAACATGCCATTAGATTGGTGTACTATTGTAGGAGATCCAGAAGGGCCTGCAATGGAAATTCTTCCGTTGACAAGTTTAAATGATAGAGGATTTAGGACTTTCTGTTTTAATCCCATTAGCGGATTTAGACCAGAGTTTTTTGACATTGATATTATCGATGTCTATCAAGATGTTAAATGGTATTTTCCTAAAATGCGTCCTGGACAACTATTAACAACTCCGTTGTCAGCAGATCCAAAACCTTCCTGTGCGTTTTTTGTAAAGGAAGTCAGTCGTCAAAGCGAACTAGTTGATTATAGTAAATGCTGGTAATATGGGCAGACTCAAACCAGGAGCAACCTACGTGTACGAAAGAGTAGACGGTACTGTGTACGCTCGTGAACAAGGTGCTGATCCTAGCACTAGATTTGAGGTTGGGTTTGATGGATCTGTTGATAAAAGAACTCCAGACGGTCGACCGTTATTTGAACATATACGTGAAGATCAACTCTGGGGCGAAATACGCAGAGCCGCCCGGACAAATCCTACTATACAAGAAGCATTGGAACGTGCTAAAATAGGGTATTATCTCAGTAAAGAATACGAAGAACGACATGGCCGCAAAACTTGATATCAATTCAGAATTACGAAATATTAATAGACGCAATCACGGCTTCTATGACAGCCTAGATGACGATGTTAAGAAGGCATTCAGTCCTTACATACTGATGCGTTATGTGTCAAACCCTCAAGATGTTGATCCCGATACGTATGAATTTATTATTGACCGTGTGAATGATTTAGTGAACAAAGACCATTGGACATTGAGCAAAGGTCATAAAGGTATGCTTTGGAAGTTATTTGCAAGTTGTGGTACTGGTGTGGATGTTCGATACCAATATCTTAAATTAACTAGTAAATCATCTGCCAATAACAAAACAGAAAAATTGTTAGCAGAACTATACCCTGCTAAAAAAATGGAAGATATTAAGTTGTTAGCAAGCCTAATGACCAAAGACGATCTTAACGAATTATTTGATAGTTTAGGGTTTGATAAAAAACAACGGAAAGAATTTTCATGAGTAACGTTAAAAAATTTATTAAAGGAGAATAATATGTTTGGAACAAATTATACAGGTGGCGATGTACTAAGTTACCGTAGTGCTAGCGAAATTAATTCAGCAATGGGGCGTGTCTACGGACACATGAGCCTTGCTGTAATTGTATCAATGTTAGTCAGTTACTTTATAGGAACTAGTCCAGAGTTACTGGAATTCTTTTTTACTGGTATGCTAAAATGGATTGTAATCTTTTCACCGCTGGTAGCAATCTTTGGCGTCAGTATGGTATTGGCTACTAATCCTAGTAAGAGCGTAGCACAGTTATGCTTGCATGGATTTGCGGCTTTGATGGGTCTGAGTTTTGCTACAATCTTTGCTGTGTTTACTATGGGATCAATTGTTAGTGCCTTTATGGGTGCGGCAGTTCTCTTTGGAGTGATGAGTGGCTATGGCTACTTTACTAAACAGAGTCTCGACAGTATGGGTAAGTTTATGATTGTTGGATTGATTGCTATTATTATTGCCAGTATTGTGAATATCTTTATTGGTAGCACTGTTATGCAGATGGTAATCAGTGCTCTGGCAATTATTATCTTCCTAGGTCTAACTGCTTACGATACACAGAAGATTCGTGAAGAACTTAGCATAGAAACTAGTGATAGCGCAGAAGTTCGAGGAGCATTAACTCTATATATGGACTTTATCAACTTGTTTATTAACTTACTACAATTATTTGGAGATCGTAAATGATTCGTGAGTTTATTAATATTGTAGAAGGTGCAGGGCTTACTGATGCTTGGTTTAAGGATGGGTTTCACGCTTATAAAAAACCAGCCAAAGAACGTTATGAAATTGCAGACGAGCCTGGTACTATTGACACACTGGAAGGTCCAGTTAAGTATCCAAAAGGATTCTATATTATGACCGGACCTAAAGGTGAGCAGTATCCTATCAGCCCAGAAAAGTTTAACGACCTTAAAGATGATTTAGGCAACGGTGTGTGTACACCTAAAAAAATTACTAAGATAGCTAAAGTTGCAGATCATAAAGGAACTGTTGACACCAGTTGGGGTGAGAAGTTACACTATAATCCCGGCGAGGACGTTATTGTTCGCCACGGTGAGAACGACTACGGTGTAGTTAAATTAGATATTTTTAATCAAACCTATCAATCAGTGTAATGATCAAACTGGAAGTACAACCTTTTAATTGCGTACATTGTAACAAAGCCTTCATGAAAGAGAAGACTTTGTTTGCCCACATGTGCGAGCCTAAAAGGCGTGCCATGCAGAAAGATGAAAAGCGAGTTCAAAGCGGTTTCTATGCTTTTAACCAGTGGTATAAAATACGCGAAAGCAGTCAACGACAACGAACCTATGAAGAGTTTTGTAAGAGTTCCTACTACAATGCCTTTGTTAAATTTGGCAGTTTTATTAATAATGTAGGACCTATACATCCAGAACGATTTATTGATTATGTAATACGTAGTGATGTAAAATTAGATCATTGGTGTCGTGACGAACTGTACGAAAAGTATATTGTTGAAATGTTAAAGACTGAACCAGTAGAGTCAGCAATACAACGTAGCCTACAACATATGATGGAATGGGCTGACAACAGTGGCGCCAGTTTTGAACACTATTTTTTATATGTCAATTTAAATAGAGCAGTAAACGATTTACGCAATGGATACATTAGTCCTTGGATGTTATTATCATGCAAAGGCGGCAAAGAACTATTGGCCAAGTTCAATGATGAACAATTAGAACTTATCAGTATAGCATTTGACCTAGCACATTGGATACGTAAATTGCGAGATCAACCAGGTGACAAAGCACTAGTTGAAGAAGTTTGTACAGAGGCAGGAATACAATGACACAATTAACAGGATATGTAAAAAAAGGCTGGGGCTCGGAATTAATCTGGGCAACCAATGACAAGTACTGCGGTAAACTTTTAAAGTTTAATCAAGGCGCAAGATTCAGTATGCACTTTCACGCAGAAAAAGATGAAACATGGTATGTACTTGATGGTCGATTTGAAGTTATCACAATCGATACTAAAGACGCTCATCAAGATTCTAGTATTTTAACTCCAGGGGACGTATGGCGCAATCAACCATTAGAACCTCACCAAATAGTTTGTTTAGAAGAAGGAACTATTATTGAAGTAAGCACTCCTGATTCAGTTGAAGATAATTATCGTGTAGGAAAAGGCGACAGCCAAAAATGACAACAGTAATGGTTAACGGAACATTTGATGTACTACATCCCGGACATATTGCTTTACTAAACACAGCACGTAGTTACGGGGATCATCTTGTTGTCGCCATTGACACAGACCGTCGTGTAAAAGAACTTAAAGGCGACAAACGTCCAATTAACAATCAGAACGATCGCAGGATCATGTTGTCTGCTTTAAAGGCAGTGGACATTGTGGAGTTATTTGATAGTAAAGAAGAACTAATTAAACTAATGGAACGATATCAACCAGATATCTATGTTAAAGGCAGTGATTGGAAACACGACACAAAATCTACAGCACACCAGTATTGCAAAGAAGTAATTTATTATGACAGAATTGAAGAATACTCTAGCACACGAATCATTGAAAGTATTATTAATCGGTGACAGTTGTACCGATAGGTACAACATCGGCAGTGTAGACAGAATAAGTCCAGAAGCTCCCGTTCCTGTATTAAAGATTGTCAATACATACGATGTGCCCGGCATGGCGGCAAATGTTAGACTCAATTTAATTAACCTAAACATCGAGCCAGATTTTGTAACTAACAACGACCTTATTACAAAGACTCGATTCATCGATGAACGATCAGGTCAACATCTATTACGTGTAGATGATGAACAAAGAGTAACAGTCTGGAGCGGAGATACTCCATTTCCATTATATAACTATGATGCTATTGTTGTATCAGATTATAACAAAGGGTTTTTATCCTACATGAGTATATTAGACCTGATTAAAGGTTCTGAGTGTCCCATATTCATTGATACAAAGAAACCAGATTTGAATATGTTCAACATGCCTGACACATATATTAAAATCAATGAAATGGAATTTAACAATTCTAATTCCAAGCACGACAACTTAATTGTTACCTTAGGTAGTCGAGGTGCTATGTACAATGGAGATGTATATCCTACTAAAAAAGTAGAAGTTATGGATGTATGCGGGTGTGGTGATACATTCTTAGCCGCACTAGTTACTCAATATCTCTTTACAAAAGATATAGAAAAGTCTATACTGTTTGCTAACATAGCCGCAGGTCTTACTGTACAACATCGCGGCAACTACGCACCCACATACGACGAGATTAGAAATGCCGGATATTGATATCGACTTTGCTGACAGAAACAAGGTACTTGATAAAATCAAACATATACCTGCGGCAATTGATTCTTTTAAAAAACACAACACCGGCGTATATTGTACTCCTATTCCGTACAATCCGTTAACTCGTATGTCTTCTATAGAGTACAAAGAAGCAGAGAAAAGAGGGTACTTTAAGATCGATTTTTTAAATGTTAGCATATATAAAGATGTGCGAGATGAAACTCATCTCAAAACGTTAATGGAGACTGAACCGCTATGGGACCTTTTAGAGCAGGACGATTTCAGCAATTTACTATTTCACATCAACAGTCACGGCGCTATACTGAGGCAGATGAAGCCCAAGACGATACCCCAACTAGCGGCAGTTTTGGCAATGATCCGCCCCGCCAAACGTTATCTGATTGGGAAAGATTGGGACTCGGTGATGACGGAGATATGGACTAAGCCAGACGGTGATGAATACTTCTTTAAGAAGAGTCATGCTACTGCTTATGCAGTGGCTATTGTGGTACAGATGAATTTAGTTTGCGAAGGAATTAGTTACGGATTTTCTTGACACTTCGTACTAATTGAATTGATTTACGTTTAACTCTTTTCTCAGCAATCTCGCTGAGATTAACTATTGGGCCAAATAACACTTCAACATCTTTGGCGTTGAACGTTTTAATGTAGGGTCTAAATGCTGACATTTCCTCTTTTAGAAAAATATTAATTGGTATTTTTCTGTTGCTTTCCCACCACCAAACATCGCCCATTTCTAAAAATATTTTACGTTCTCCTTCGGTGCGGATTACACTGAAGTCGTAGATACTAGCAACACTGTCATCAAGATTGATTATGATGCCGACGTACTCATTTTCTGTGGTTTTAATACAGGATATGAATGGAAATTGTTTTTGGAATTCGTCCTTAGGTGTCATTACAATAAATATAGGTATGCAAAATTTACCAGTCTATTTATACCCAAATAAAATCAACCTACTAGTGGATTTGGACGAAGGAGTCAAAGGAGCCTATACTGTTATGTACCAACGCGAATTAAAAATACAAAAGGGACTTAAAAACAAAGTCCAACTTCAGTTCAAAAACTCCGATCAAAA